TGGGCAGTCCTGGTGGCTCACAGACGAGCTGGCAAGACCGTCGCTGCCGTCCTCGATGCGATCAAGAGCGCGATGAAGTGCAAGTCGCCGGATGGGCGGTTCGCCTACATCAGTCCGCTCTGGAAACAGTCCAAAGACGTAGCCTGGGATTATCTCAAGCACTACTCACGCCCGCTCTTGGCACGCCCGCCGAACGAGAGCGAGCTGCGTGTCGACTTGCTCAACGGCAGTCGCGTGCGGCTCTACGGTGCCGACAATCCCGACGCACTTCGCGGCATCGGCCTCGACGGCGTGATCCTCGATGAGTACGCCGACATGCGCCCATCGGTGTGGGGTGATGTCATCAGGCCAGCGCTCGCCGATCGGCACGGCTGGGCCACCTTCATCGGCACGCCACGCGGACGCATCGGCCTCTACGACATCTGGAACGGCGTCAACATCTGGAAGGATGTCGACCTCTACCGCCTGATGCTGAAGGCGAGCGAGACTGGCCTCTTGTCCGAAGCCGAACTCGCCGACGCCAAGCGCACGATGTCGGAAGAGGAATACGCGCAAGAGTTCGAGTGTTCGTTTGAAGCAGCGATCAAGGGTGCCTACTATGGGAAGCTGATGGCGCGGCTCGAAGAGGAGAAGCGCATCACCGGAGTGCCCCACGACGCTGCCGCGATGGTGTGGACAGCCTGGGATCTCGGCAAGGCTGATAGTACCGCTATTTGGTGGGCTCAGGTCGTGGGGCGCGAGGTCCACATCATCGACTACTACGAGGCATCAGGCGCGGAGCTGGACCACTACGCTGCGATCGTGCGTGCCAAGCCCTACGTCTACGCCGGGCACATCGTCCCGCATGACGCGCAAGCGAAGATCCTCGGCATGGCGCAGACGCGGCTTGAGCAGCTAGAGAAACTCGGGTGCCGACCGATGACGGTGGCACCGATGCACCGGGTCGAAGACGGCATCAACGCCGCGCGTGTGATGCTCAACAGGTGCTGGTTCGACCGCCACAAGTGCGAAAGAGGGATTGACGCATTGAAGCTCTACAGGGCAGCTTACGACGAGACGCACAATGTGCTTCGTCCAGTCCCTGTGCATGACTGGGCAAGCCACGGAGCGGACGCTTTCCGGTACTTGGCCATGACCCTCGACAAGAGCGACATCAGCAAGGCCGATTTCGGAAGGACGCTGGTCTATCCCAAGACCGGAGTTGCCTGATGGCATACGACGATCGGCCTGGCGGAGGTGGCGGCGAGCCCGCAAGCCCCGCTCCAACCATGACCGACGACGAGCTGCAAGCGCTCCTCACTGCACTGAAAGCCGACAGCCTCTCATCCGCCACCGAAAGTTCGCTCGGCTCACAGCGTGAGAAGGCGCTCGACTACTACTACGGCGACATGTCGGCCGACATGCCGACCATCGAGGGCCGCAGTCGTGCGGTCAGCACCGACGTCGCCGACACCATCGAAGGCCTGATGCCGTCGCTGATGGAGATCTTCGCCGGGTCCGACGAGGTGGTGGTATTCGATCCGGTTGGGCCGGACGACATCGAGGCGGCGGAGCAGGAAACCGACACCGTCAATCACGTCTTCACCCAGCAGAATGATGGCTTCCTCGTGCTGTACACGATGATCAAGGATGCGCTGCTGGAGAAGCTCGGCACCGTCAAGGTGTGGAGCGAGCAGGAGACGCGCGAGGAGAACGAAACCTACTACAACGTCACGCAGGATGTGATGCAGGTCATCCTGATGAACCCGGAGATCGAGGCGCGGGAGTACTCGCCAAGCCAAGAGATGCCTGGCACCTTCGACCTGAAAGTCGGCACCAAGAAATACGTCATGCGCCATCGCGTGGTGCCTGTGCCGCCGAACGAGTTCGGCTGGTCGCGGCGCACGGTGAACATCCGCGACACCGATTACTGCTACCACGAGCCTGAAGGCGGGCGCACCATCAGCGAGCTGGTCGAGCAGGGCTACGATCGCGATACTCTGGACGAGATCTCGGCAGCACCTGCTGGCGATCTCGGCTCGCCTGAGAGTACCGCCCGCGACACCATCAACGAGACTGGCTCGGTGACGAGCGCGTCCACCGACATGAACAAGGCGCTGAAGCGCATCAGCGTCTGCGAACACTACGTCAAGATGGACTACAAGGGCGACGGCAAGGCGTGCCTGTACAAGGTCACCACCGCCGGAGACGAAACCAAGATCCTCACCAAGCAGGGGCAACCCGACATAGAGCAAGTCGATGTCATACCGTTCGCATGCATCTCGCCATACCCAGTCACCCACCGACTATGTGGTCGCTCCGCCGCTGACCTGGTCATGGATATTCAGCGCATCAAGACCGCTCTCACGCGGGGCATGCTCGATAATATTTACCTCGCTCTTAATCCGCGCGTTGAGGTGTCGGAGAGCAACGCGAATGAGAACACGCTCGATGACCTCCTCATCTCCCGGCCGGGTGGCGTGGTGCGAACCAAAATACCTGGAGGACTGAACCCGTTCGTGCATCCCGACATCACCGGGTCGATCTACCCGATGCTCCAGTACATGGACAGCACGCGAGAGTGGCGCACCGGGGTCACGCGGCAGGGCCAGGGCCTCGACGCCGATGCGCTCAACAACCAGACCGCCACGGCGGCGATGCAGTTCTACGATGTCGCGCAAGCCCGCATGAAGCTGGTGGCGAGGATCTTCGCGGAGACGGGGATCGCCGACATGATGTGGCTCCTGCATCGCACCATCAGGAAGAACGGCGAGCAGCAGATGACGCTGCGCTTACGCAACAAGTGGGTCACGGTCGATCCCCGGCAGTGGAAAGACCGCTCGGACATGACTGTCAACGTAGGCCTCGGACACGGGGGCAAGGCGGAGCAGATGCAGCAATTGCTGGTCCTGATCAACGCCCAGCGTGAAGCGGCGGCGGGCATGATGGGGATGGTGAAGCCGATCAACTTCTACAACTCGGCACGCGATCTGGTCCGCCTTCTCGACAAGAAGGACGTTGACCGCTACTTCGTGCAGCCAGACCCGAACGGCGAGATGCCGACGCCTCCTGATCCCAATCAGGGCAAGGCGCAGATCGAGATGGCGAAGTCGCAAGCCAAGGCGCAGACCGATCAGATGAAGATGCAGGTCGAGCAGCAGAAGATGCAGATGCAAGCGCAGATCAAGCAGATGGAAGCCGCGCACAAACAAGCGATCGAGCAGACGCAGATGCAAGCCGACATCACGGTCGGCCAGGCGAAGGCGGCAGCAGCCATCCAGCTTGTCGAGATGAAGCATGGGCTGGAGAAGGACAAGGCCAAGCTGCAAGCCCAGCTCGAAGTGCAGAAGGCGCGGCTCGATGCGCGGATCAAGCAGCAGGAAGCATCAGTCAACCTGATCATGAAGGGTGCGGAGCTGCACGAGAAGCAGACAGATCACGCCATGACGCGGGAAGAGCGGGCGGCGCAGAGCCAAGAGCGGCGCGAGACGCACGCAGCCAAGCTCGAAGAGACGAAGGCACGCGTCAAAGCGCCGAAGCCGGAGCCGAAGGCGCGAAGCAAACCGAAGAAGGAGCCGAAGTGATGGCTGGTGGTGGACAAAGCGGCGGCAAGAGGGGCGGACCCTTGACCGGAGGCATGCAAGGACAGATGGGCGGTCTTGGCTCGCTCGGCGGCGGACAGATGCAGCCATGGGGCGCGGCGCAGCCGGGCACCTTCAACGGAGCGACACCTGCGGCATTCGGCAGCGTCAACCGCACCTATCCGCAAGGCGGCGGCATGCAGCCGAATTGGCAGCAGATGGCTGGCGGAGGCGGACAGCGCAACGTGACGGGCAACCCCGGCGAGCAGGGTGGCATGGGTGTCCCGATGCAGGGCGGACAACCGATGCCGGGATGGGCGGTGCCCTACCGCGAGGGCTGGAACAACTGGCGCATGATGCCGCAAGGCGGACTGAACTCGACGCCGGGACCGATCAGCCAGCAGAACTACAACTACCTCAACAAGCGCGAGAACGTCTTGCAGAACCGCGTGCAGGGGTATCGCGGTGCCTTGAACCAGGGCGCGGATTGGGCGAGCCAGCGCGGGTTGAATTTTCTGAAGGGAAAGCTGGGTGATCTCAGAGGCTATCAGAAATTGCGTGGCGCACCCGGTGCTGGCGGCACCACTGGTGCCCCCGCAGTCGATCCGGTGACGGGGCAACCGACCACCCCAGCGGTCGATCCCGTCACGGGCGAGCCTGTCGACACCAACGGCACCGGATACGCAACCGATGTCTACGGGCATTACAGCACGGGGGCGGGGGGAGACGGCACTGACGCTGGGGCTGGCGCTTCAGCCTATGACCCCAACATGGACCCGCGCACTTTCGGCATGCCGTCGAGCAGGGCGCACGACCGTGGACGGCAAGCGATGCTGCAATACAAGAACCAGTTGCTGAACTCCGGTACGCCCGGTCAGGGTGATCCGCGCATGATGGCAATGCAAGACCGCCAGCGTCAGATCAACAACCGGCTCGGTGCCGGACGCGATCAGGCACGCGATGCCAACATGCAGACGTTGCTTGCGGCGCAAACTGCTGGCACGACTTTATCGCCGGAGCAGTTGGCGTGGCTGACGAAGATGCAAGGGAGGCAGAATGCCGGATGAACTCGAACCGCTCGACGTAGCGCAAGCCAAGATCAACCGGGCGGCGCGAGCGAGGCACCTGCTCAACGATCCGACGCTTGAAGAGGCGTTCGATGCACTACTCACGGACGCGGATCAGGCGCGGGAGATGTCGGAGCCGGGCGATGTGATATTGCGCGAGGAGTGTCACAAGGCGAAGAAGGCCATTCAGGCCTTGCGGAAGAAACTAGCGTTCTGGGTGGCGGACGGTTCGATCGAACAGGCCCGCCTGGACGAAGAGGAGAAGAAAAATGCGGCTACCAACTAGAGTTTACGCACCCGAAGGCGAAGGCGGCAGCGCTGCCCCGGCGGCGGTTCCGGCAGCTCCGGCAGCGCCAGCGCCGTCGTCGATCCCGGCGGAGATCTCATCCGTCGATCTGACCCCATCGCAAGCTGGGCGCATGTTGCGCTCGCTCCGCAAGCCACGCGCCAGCGACGAAGAAGTTCAAGCGGAAGCCGCGCCTCCAGAGGATGGCAGCGCACCGCAACAAGAGATCACCTCAGCAAGTGAGGATGGCCCCGCCCCTGATGCAGATCAGGCTACCGGGGAGACTGAGGAGCAAGCCCCGGCTGATGAAGATCAGCCGCCACGCGAAGCGCCGAGGTCTTGGAGCAAGGAAGCACGCGAAGCTTGGCCGCACCTCGACCCCGCGATGCAGGACTACCTGCTGACACGGGACAGGGAAGACAGCGCCGTCGTGCGAAAGGCTCAGAATGAGGCTGCTCAAATCCGCAAGGTCGCCGAACAGGCGGTCCAGATGGAGAGGATGCAGTTGGAGCAGGTGAGGCAGCAGTACGAAGCCGCCCTTCCCGATCTTTACCAGATGCTGTCGCAAGGCGACCAGTTCGCCGACATTCAGTCCTTCGACGATGTCGAGCGTCTGGCGAAGGAGGATTGGGCGCGTTACATCGAATACGATGCCCATGTGAAGAAAGTCGGAATTGTGCAAGCGCAGATGCTGCAAGCACAGCAGCGGCAAGCGCAGGAATACCAGCACAATTGGGCGCGTTGGTCGAATGCCCAAGACCAGAAATTCGCCGAACGGGTGCCGGACATGAAGGTGCCCGAGAAGGCGAAAGTGGTCCACGAAGCAGGTGCGAAGACGCTGACCGATGTCGGCTTCTCTCCGCACGAGATCAACGAGCTTTGGCACGGACGCGCATCTCTATCGATGCGTGACGCTCGCGTGCAGGAACTCTTCCATGACGCGATCAAGTTCCGCTCTTCACGCGGCAAAGTCGATGCTGCTTTGGCCAAACCTCTCCCTGCTGTCCAGAGGCCTGGAGCCACATTCTCGGGTAACCGGAATGTTGCTGCTCTACAAACCGCAAAACAGAAACTCGCGGCATCCGGCGATGTGAAAGACGGTGTCGCCTTGATGCGGGCGCAACGCGCCGCACGCGCACGCGCCCGTTAGGGGAGAAAGAACGTGACTGTACCAGCAGCTACCCAGACGATCTATACGACCAAGGGTAATCGTGAGGACTTGACCGATGTCATCTACAACATCGACCCGACCGAGACGCCCTTCATCTCCGCCGTCGAGCGTGTCGGCCAGAAAGCGGTTCTGCACGAGTGGCAGACCCAGGATCTGACTGCGCCGGACGGCAACAACGCCCAGCTCGAAGGCGACGATGCAGCGGCAACGGTGCACAAGCCGACCGTCAGGCTCGGCAATTACTGCCAGATCAGCCGCAAATCGGGGCGGGTGTCGGGCACGCAGGAGAGCGTCGACAGCGCCGGGCGTGAGGACGAACTCGACTACCAGAAAGTGCTCAAGGGCAAGGAGCTGAAACGGGATATGGAGACGATCCTGCTCGGCAACCAAGTCAAGGCAGCGGGCACTGATGCGGCAACCCCGCGCAAGCTGTCGAGCATCTTGGCCTGGATCAGGACCAACACGAACAAGACCGGGACCGACCCTGTGTCGGCAATCCCCGGTGAGGATGTCCGTGTCGACGGCGCACAGCGTGCATTCACGGAGCCATTGCTGAAGGATGTCTTGCAGAAATGCTGGACTTCCGGCGGCGAGCCGAACGTCATTATGCTCGGCGGCTTCAACAAGATGCAGATGTCGACGTTCACCGGGCGTGGTCAGCCGATGGAGGAGACGAAGTCGAAGAAGATCGTCAACGCCGTGAATACGTATGAAGGCGACTTCGGGTTGCAAAAAGTCATCCCCAACCGCTTCATGCGGGCTCGCGATGTCCTCGTGCTGCAAACCAGCATGTGGGCCGTGAGCTATCTTCCCGGTCGCCGCATGGTGTCCGAGACGTTGGCGAAGACGGGTGACAGCGAAGCCTTCTTCATCCTGTCGGAGTACTCGCTTGAGGCCCGCAACGAGAAATCGTCCGGCCTGATCGCAGACGTAA